CCTAATGAAAAAAAAGAATTAATACAAAAACGAAAAGAAGATAAACTAGAAGCTGAAAATGAATATAAAATTTTAAAAAATAAATTAGAAGAGAAAAATGAATTAGATGAAATTGAAAAACAAGAAATAATCAATCATATGGATCTTTTGAAAAGAAAATTTATTAACATTACTAAAACGGATTTTGATAATGTTAAAAAATTAATCCTTGCATATGGTGCGGTTTATTATGATGCTCCAGGAGAGGCTGATGAATTATGTGCTTTATTAACCATTAAAGGAAAAGTATGGGCATGTCTTAGTGAAGATATGGATATGTTTGTCTATGGTTGTCCTCGTGTAATAAGATATTTAAGTTTATTGAATCATACAGCTGTTTTATATGAACAAAAAGGAATCCTAGAAAACTTGGGACTTACACAAAAAGAGTTACGTGAAATATGTGTAATATCGGGCACAGATTATAATATTTATAATAATGAAAATACTGATAATAATAGAGGTACACCAACCTTATATAATACATTAAAATATTTTAAAAAATATAAAAAAAGTGACAAGAGTGTGAATAGTAATAATACTGATAAGATAGAAAGTAAAGAAAATAATGAAAAGAAAGAAATAGAATTTTATGATTGGTTAAACGAAAAAACAAATTATATACAAGATTATGAATTATTAAAAAGAATTAATAAAATATTTAATTTAAATTATACGAATGAAGAAGTTAAACATTTTGAAAAAATAAAAATAACCAATGGACAAATTATTTATTCAGATATTAAAGAAGTTTTAAAAAAAGATGGATTTATATTTCCTTTGAAAGAATGATATTCTTTTATATATAATATGGGTAAGGATTTTTTGTTTTTATCTATTTTCATGTAAAATAATTTAAAATTATTTATTTTTATTATATAATATGATTGATTTATATAATAATAAATATGATAGAGAAATATTAAAACAAAATATTTATGCAGTGAAATTAATAGACATTTTAAAAACTCAAACGATAGATACATTATTTGCAGTACGATATATTTTAAATGAGAATTATCAATTACACAAGGATGATACTATGATAACTATAAAAGATGTCTTATTTTATCAGCCTCATATTTCCAAGTCATCCTTATTATTTGAATTATTTACATATTCTTCGGATCATGATAGTATAGATGACTTTGAAACGGTTTCTAATAAAGAATAGATAACTATTTTTAATATTTTTAATTAATTTTTTAATTAATTTTTTATAAATATAATGATTTTGAATCATTATATTTATTTTTCTTTTGTTTATTTTTTAATATTTTGTTTTCTTTGATTTAGTTTTTTCTTTGATTTATGAATATTTGTTTTTCTTAGTTTTTCTTTTTTAAACAACAGTAGAAGCTTCCACTTTGACAGCCTTGGCAAAATGTGGAGACATATATCTTTGAAGATTGAAATAAGTTAATTCATCAGTCTTCTTTAACTTTAATAAAGCAGCAAGCTTAGAATCAGGNTTAATCTTTCTNCCATTTTCTTTNTCTTGAAGATTATTTTTGCGAATATATGCGTTAATATCTCTTGTAACTTCAGTACGTGCCATTTCTGATCCAGAAGGCTTTTCAAGGAATTTGGCAAGCTCATCGGAAATACGTGTAGGCTTTACAAATCCAGAAGGAGCACGGTTAATAGACTTGCGCTTACGCTTGGTGTTTAATTTTTGGGATGCCTTTAGTTCACGAGTCCATTTTTTCTCAAGTGCACGATAATCACTCTTTAATGAAGAAATAATTCCTCCAATTTGTTGTAACTTGGCAAGAAATTCTATTGATTGTTCATAAACAGGTGTTTCTAATTCAGGAACTGTCTCAACTGGAACATCAACAGTTACACTAGAAGAACTTGCAACTTCTGTAACAGGTGCTTCAGATTTAACAGGCTTAGCCTTCTTAGTTTTAACAACTTTTTCTTCTACAGGAACAGAAACGGAAGCGGAAACAACAGGAGCAACAATAGTAGGGACTGATTCAGTCTCGGTAGTTTTGGTAGTCTTAGTTCTAGCCATCTTATTATAGTATATCTAAATAAATACTTTTTAAGTGATTTAACGCAAATATTATATATTGTTACGATAATATGGTAATAATATATAAACCCTTCTTAAATTAATAATTTATTTAAAAATAACTCACAGATTGAAAAAGCCATGGAAGTGAAAAAGCTGCATTTTCATTGACTAATGTTAATGATGCTAAAATATAATATGCTGCTAAAGATTTACTATCAGTATCTATTCCATTACTAATGAATTTATCCAAAACTTCCAAGATTGTTTTTTTTAGAATAATCATATTTGTTTCAGAATTAATCATATACAAATTTATTTCTCTAAAAGCATCACCATTAGGTGGTGAAATATTTCTTTTAACTTCTATAGATAATTGTGCACGAAAATTCCATATATCAATTAATTCTCTCACAAATTTAATTAATTTAATTCTATTCAAAGAGAGAAACCATTCAGGATTACTATAATTTCCTAAACTATCAATTTTTTGAAAAAGTGATAAACATTTCATTTCCATTATTTTTTCAATAGACATATTAACGGTTTCATCTTCTATTTCTAAATTGATTGAACTTTTTAAAATGATAGATAGTTTGATTATTGTTTTAATATTTTTCAAAACATATTCAGGAATATTTGTTCTATTATAAGGATTTTTGATGTCTTTGTTATTTTTTAAAATTAAATGATAGAGAGAAGTTATATCAAAACCATAGATAAAATTATCTACATCTCTATAACTAATAAATTGATGAAAATTTATTTCTTCTAAAGGCTGGAGAGTAATAAAATCACATTTATTATTACATAATTCGCGATTTATGTAGGCAGGACCATGCAGCAGATTATATTTTTTTTGTAGTCTTCCACGAAAACATTTTTGAATTTTAACAATATACGATGATAAATAAAGAAAACTAAAAATACGGTTGATTAATTGAGCTTTATTTCCTGATATTTTAAGTTTATATATTTTTGCAAATGATTTTAGTTGACCATTATTGTAGTTATATTTATGAATATCGTGATAATTATCTATAGACGGGATAATTAGATCGTCATCATTTATTTTTCTAATACTTTTTGTATGTGGAATTAATTTTTCACATTTTTCATAAATATTGTTCATATAATCTTCTATTGAATGATGATTATTATCATATTGATTACTTTTTTTATTTTTATTTACAATCATAAATGTGTATATAAAATATATAGATATATTCTTTTTGAATCCTTTTAATTTATTTAAATTAATTTAAATTAATTTAATTATAAATTTTATTTTTTCGCATATACTCTAATAAGTAATAAATATTAATAATAAATAAATTAAACCCTGTTATCATAATGATTTATTTATATTTAAAAAAAAAATTGATTTAAAGATAAACCATGTATATAAATCATACTAGTAAAATGACAGACGCAATTATTGACGGAACTAATATTAACACAAGTTTATTTTCATACTCTGCTCCTAAGGCACATTCATCAGGAGGAAAGGTAGTAAATTTATACAATAAAAATACAAGAGAATCACTTTTGATTTCTACTCCACTTATGCTAACTTGGGGAGCACAAGAAAGTAAAGATCAACAAGGAAATACTCTTGGAAAATGGACAATGGGACTACAATTTCCTAGTTCTGAATATCCTAATGCAGATGGCGAAGCATTCTTACAGTCTATGCGTGCATTAGAAGCAAAAGTGAAAGCTGATGCAATGACTTATTCTAAAGAATGGTTTGGAAAAGTGATTAGTAGTCCAGAAGTAATGGATGAAAAATTCAATGTATTACTAAGACATCCAAAAATCAAAGGATCTATAGAACCAGACTTATCAAAAGCACCAACCATGACAATTAAAATTCCATGTTGGAGTGGCGTATGGAAGTCTCAAATCTTTGATGAAGATGGTGAGCCATTATATATTAATGGTAAGACAAATACACACTTAAATCCTCTTGAATTTATTAAATCAAAAACGCAAGTAATTTGTTTGATTGAATGTGGTGGACTATGGTTTGTAAATGGAAAAGTATCTATTACATGGAATTTAAAACAAGCCATTGTTCAGAAACCAAAAGCATCTATGGAAGGACAATGTTTCTTAAAACCTAAGGCTGCGGATGTGGAAAAATTAAAAACAACAGTACCAAAAGATGAATTTGTTGATCCTGATGGCGTGGTAAGTGCGATTGTAGATGACAGTGATGAAGAGGAAGAAGAGGTGGAAGTGGAAGAAGAAAAAGAGGAAGTTGTTGTCGCTAGGCCACCCACACCACCTCCTGTAGTAGAAGTAGTTCCAGATGCTCCTAAGAAAAAGCGTATTATCACAAAAAAGAAGGAATAAAGAATAATAAAGAATATTAAAGAATAACAATAAATATTTTATATGTGTAAATTAATAAAATAAAAATGTGTAAATTATATGAAATATATAGAAATTAAAGATACAAATTACTCTTATTAGAATATTACAATAAATAAAAATTATTTTATATAAAAATATATGAAATATTAATAATCATTAAATATGGTGATTATTAATATTTTTTTTACTCATAGTGCTTTCAAATTTTGAAAAAAGTTATAAAAGCCTAATTTTGACAATAATATCTGCTTTATCTGAGACATTGTAAATATCTGTATCATTATTCACTTTGGTTAATCCTTGACCTTTTATTCTATAATATTGTTCTCTCTTCATGAATAAATCAGAAACAGAAATGGAAAATGTTTTGTTTCCAATTTCAATCATAATATCCTTATTTTGACAAATTAAATGATATAAATTTTCAAACTCTATTGTTTTTTCAAAATGAATATTATTATCATCATCTATTATTATATTTTCATCCAATTGAGGTTCACAAATAACCATGATTTCACACCCGGATGCATCAAAATAAACTTCATTGTACCAAAGAGGAACTAAAAATAATTCATTTTCCACAAATAATTTATATAAATTATTATTCATAAGATCTGTTATACTAGGATTTAATTTATAAACAAGAACATGATTGTATTTTTTTAATACAATTTCCCTTATTTCTTCTAATAATTCTTGAGATAAATGAAGTATAGAACGATGATTAGAGAGAAAATTATAGATATTTATAGATGTATCTTTATCTAACCCATCAAATAACTTAAGCGATATTTTACTACAACCAGTGACAATATCTTTTATAATGCTGGAAATAATGTCACTATAATTACCTTCAAAAATACTTTGCATAAATAATTGCAATATATCCATGTATATGGTTGCATCTATATTTACATCTGTATTTTCATGTATATTTGAATCTGTAAAATTAGTAAAGGTTGAACTATTCAAATTTTCATAGCTGTTTTCATGGTTTAAATACTTTAGTTCTCTCTGTAGAAAATTATAAGCTTCATTAATCTGTTTAAATTTTTCATTGGATTCTAATGTATTTCCATTTTTATCTGGATGATTTTGTAAAGCTAATTTATGATATTTTTTCTTTAAATATTCTAAGGATATATCATTATAATTTATATTATTTTGTTCTATTTCTAATATTTTAAATGCGTCTTTATAATTCATAGTCATAAAATGATTATGAATTATACTTTAAGTAAAAATTATTTTATTCAATAATATAAAATGGCCATCCGTACAAGTGCTATCTTTTATCGTAGAGGTGTTCCAGATTCTTATAAAAATTTTGCGTTTGTTTCACAGGCAAATAACACAGTTGTTGTACCTATTAGTCGTTACTTGAAAGGTTATCAATTTCATAATAGAAATATTATAAATAATAATATTCGTCGTGGAGGATTATATCCTTGGAACAATTAATTTTTATGTGATTTTAACAAATATTTAAAATTGATGAATCAATTTTGTTAAATTAAACAAATAATTTTCAAAATGATAAATTGGACGATAATTGTTATTGTAATATTGAAAAAAACAATAGGTTTTTATTAATACTTTTGAAAAATCATGGTCTGAAATTTTTTTTTGTTTTATTAATGAAGACAGAATATACCATATACATTCTGTAATATCTAAATTATAAATAAAGATATCATAAATTATATCTCTAAATTTTAAAAATTGAATATCATCTACATTTATTATTTGATCAATAATTTTATTACAAATTATTTTATATTGCAACATTAAATCTTCATTGTAATTATAAAGCATTTTAATATTTGTGATTGTGTCTAATTTTAAATTGCTTGGAAGAGTTGTTTCAATACAATTTGTATAAGATTTTTTTGTAGGTCTAGAAATATTTATTATCTCACAACAATTTAAAATATTATCTGGAAGAAAAGATACTTCTTTGGTAATTATAAAAAATTTAATATTTACTGAGTTTGATGTATTTTGTTGCATATAACTATAAAAAATTTCTAATAGTTCACTGTGAATTTCGTGAAAATGTTTACATACAATAATTCCATGTTTATAATTTTTAGCGGATAAAATATCAATGATTTGTTGATAAATCTCGTGCCAAAGTAATTTTGAGTTACATCCTAAGAGAGACATGTCTACTTCATAATGTATGTCACTAATTTTTAAAATATATTCTTGTTTATTATACATAATATAAAGTTTTTTTTCATATTTTAATTCAGATGGACTATATTTTTTAATTGCTTTCAACATTTGTGTGTACTTTCCAACCCCTTGAGCACCATAAAAAATAACATTTTTTAATTCATTAATTGTTTTAGGAAATTTATTAAAAATAAGATTCAATTTTGGGTGTAAATCAAATTTTTTATTTTCATTTATATATTCTTCAAAATGGGTTTCATAATATTTCATTATTATATGAATGAAATATTCTTTATTTGAATATATTACTAATTTATTAATATATTTTTATAAAATATTTTAGTTAATAAATCATTATACACTTAAAAACATTTTTAATTATATTATAAGATTCATATAATGAATATTATTAAAAAAATAGATCAATACAATGAAAATTATATATATTTTTGCGAGCCCATAAAAAATAATATTATGAATGAAAGTAGTTTTATCAGAATTATATACTCCACTCCTCAGTTTGTTTTAAATGGAATTTATTTGTTAGTTGTATTACATGATATTATTTGTGAAAAATATTATAATAAATATAAATGCTGTTTTAATATAAATACACATATAGAAATGATTGAAAGAATAAAAAAAATAGAAGAAAATATATTAAAAAAAATAGATATTAAACATAAAATTCCACAACTTAAAATTTATGAACAATTACAATCTGGAAATATAAAAATTTTTAATGAAGTAAATATAAAATCTGAATGTATTTTTATTTTAAAAATTTCAGGAATTTGGGAAACACAAAATAGTTACGGAATCACTTACAAATTTATTAAAAATAATGAGTAATTTTATTCCGGCATTCGTTACTTAACCATCCGTTCTAAAATATTTCAAAATAATATATAAAATAATTGATGTCATAAGAGTTAATAATCCAAACAAATACATAATACTTGCAGACACTTTGGATATTTTTCCTGTAGACGCAAATTTATCAGAATTTACACTACTATACAAAATATATACTTGAATTAAAAATAATATAATTGCGATATTACTAAATGTATGATAACTAGGAGAGACTTGTTCATCAATGATCGCATCTTTATAAACAATTAATAAATAAAGTATGAAACCAATAATACCAAATTTTAATATAAAAGGTCCTGTGTTCATTAATATAATGCTTAACAATTGAAAACCCCCAGCATTTTCATTTTCATGATAAATTCCCTTAAATAAAATAATTAGTATCATCATAACACCAAATATTAAAGCAGAGTAACCAGTCAATTCTGAATTATAAGAAACTTTTCCACTAGATAACATACTAATAAAAAAAGCAATTACACTTGCCATTATAAATGATTTATAAATTCCCGAATACCAATCTTTCATATATAAATATAATAATATTTATATATAATATTTTTTTTTCTATATTTTTAGAGTTAAAAATTAGATTTTGTTTTTATACTTTGTTTTTAAGTCATCAATTTCATCTTGCATTTCTTGCATTTTAGATAACATAATGGGAATTAGCCCTATATAATTGACTGTTTTTATTCGTGTATCAATATCATTACTATCTATATTAATTTCAGTAATTAATTCAGGAAAATAGCTTTCTACTTCTTGTGCAATGAATCCATAATGTTGTTTTTTATTTTCATCACTTTTATAATTATATTTTACAGGATTTAATTCTAAAATAGAATCATAAGATTTTTCTTTTTCTTTTAATTCCTTTATTGATATTATATTTTCTTTTAATGATAAATCAGATGGATTAATAATAGAACCATTTACAATTAAATTTTTGGGAATTAATACATCAACTTTATTTGCAGGTGTTATTAATGAATTTCCTGTTTCGCCACTAGTTTGAAGAAACCATAATGCGGAATTGATGCTTTGTGATTGAGGAAAAAGTTTAATATTTTGAAAGGCACTTGGTTGTCTTTGTGAACCTGATGCAGACATATAATATAACTATAAACATATTTTTAATATAATATTTATACTTATACTTATTAGACCAACCTAAAAAATAAAAAAACAAAAATAAATTCTTAATATTATTATTGTAATAATAATATAAAAAATTATTTCATATATATAAATCAATGAATTTTAATACAGAATTTCTTAGTAAAGGTTATAATTTAAATACAACTCATCCCATTCAACCAAGTTCACAAGAATACATTATTAATAATAAAAAATTCGTTTCTATACATTCTGAAGATAGAGATATAATTAAATATCCGAATGCTAGTAATTTTGAAATAGAAATGCCACAAGATATGTTAAATGTATCTACGGTTAGACTTGTAGACTGGACATTTCCAGCAAACTATGATGTATTTTCAGCAAAATATAATAATATTTCACTATCTTTTAAAATTGTAGCACCTTATAATCCAGGAGAGTTTAATTACAGTAATAAAGTTGCTGAAACCATTTATGAATGTTTGTTTTTAACACAAGCAGACCCATACATAATTTTTATTGAAGAAGGATTTTACAATCAAACACAAATGACAACTGAATTAACAACTAAAATGAATGAAGCTGTAACTAAACGTATTTTAGATTATATTTATGAAAATTATACTGATCTAAATGAACAAGAACAATTAATTTCTGCTTTTGGAAGTTACAACAGATTTGTGGTTGTTTATAATATGGTCGGACAAAAAATTTGGTTTGGGAATCAAGCAGATGGCTTTGTATTAACAAATTCAATACAATTTGCAAGTTCACAAGTAGCTACTAGTATTGATTGTTTAATAAATTCATTACCAAGTTATTCTAATTGGGGTCTTCCATCCAATTTAGGGCTACCAAGAATTGATATTACATCAGTAACCAAACCAAATTTTAGTCCTAGATTTTTCTATGGAGATGTAGTTTATGGTGATGATGGATATTGGTTATTACCCATTTCTAGTTTAGTAGGTTCTCAAGTGTATTTTATAGAGTCGCCAAGTAAAATAAATCTTATGGGGGAAGCTTTTTTTTATATGGAAATTCAAGGGTTAAATAACATAGATGAAACTTCACCATTTAATTTGAGTAATTTTACAAGTACAACAAATCAAACAAATGGAATAGTAAATGCAGCTTTTGCAAAAATTTCTATTCCAACTACACCATTAGGACAATGGTTTGATAAACAAGCATTACCATATATGTATTTTCTACCTCCAGCAGAAAGAATTAGAAAATTAAAAATAAAAATAAGATACCACAATGGTGTATTAGTGGATTTCAATGTATTTCCATTTTCTTTTACCTTAGAATTTACACTAGTTAATCCACAAATAATAAGAACTGGAAAATATGTAACGAATGATATAAGTTTAGAAAACAGTTACTTCCCAATTAATTTTAAAAAATAATAATAAATAATAATAAATAATAATAAATAATTTATAGTTCTAATAAGTAAAATTATCTAAGATAAATATTTTTCTACTTCTTCCATAGTTATATTTTCAATTGGACGATTACCTAGTTTACTTAATGATTTTGATTTTTTTCCCCATGTTACGTACAATCCAAATTTACCTTTTCTTAAAATGAGTTTTTCGTTTTCATAAGTGCCTAAAACATATTCTTTTTTTTGTTTCATAGGATTACTAGGAACTGGAATAGAAATAGGACTAGGAGTCGGAATAGAAGTAACATCTACAATTTCTTCAATTGTATATTCCATGTTTTCAATTTTATGAATATCTATGTCTTTTTTGATTGGTTTAAAGGAGATTTGTTCTTTTCCATTAATTATCTGAGAACATTTAATAACGGGACCATATTTTCCTATGATAAAAGTATGATTATCATCTATTTTAAATTCTATTTTTTTTTCATTTTTTTCATTTTTTTCGTTTTTTAGACTCTCAATTAATTTTTCTAATTGATCATTACACTCACTACATAACTCATGAAGGTGTTTCTCTCCTTTACATATTTTATCTAAATCATCCTCCATATTTTTTGTATAATCATAATTGAAAATATCCAAAAAATGTTTATTTAAAAATTCTACAACAATGACTCCCAGTGGTTGAATAACTAACTTATTATTTTCATTTCCGAATTCTCTCTTTGATTCAATTTCATAAATCTCTCCATCAACTAATTCAAAATCTTTACAAACGATTTCAAACCCTTTAATATTTTCCTTTTTAACATATCCTCGCTCTTGAATTTTATCTACAAGCATAGAATAGGTGGAAGGTCTCCCTATTCCTTTTTCTTCTAATATCTGAACTAATCTGGCTTCAGTATAATGTTGTTTTACATTTTGAATCGTTACTTTGGAAGTCATTTTTTTATAAGAAATAACCTCATTTTGTTTTATTGTTTGCAAATAATGATAAATTTTATTATCTGTGGAATATTTTTTTTTAACTTCTTGCCAACCTGGAAAATGTATGAATTCACTTATATAAGTAAATTTATAGTTGTTACATGCAGAAATATTTGCAGTAATAGAATGGTAAATTGCAGGAGACATACAACTTTCCAACGTATTCTCCCAAATAAATTTATACATTCTTTTTTCTTTTGAATCTACATCTTCAGGAAGTTCTTTTAAATAAATATTTGTGGGTCTTATAGCTTCATGTGCGTGTGCTTCTTCTAAAGATCCATTGGCAAGACAATCTATCTGATCGTTAATATAGGATTCTTTTTTCTCTCCTTCTCCCACTCTAAAAAAATTTCGTAATATATATTCTTTTGTTTTTTCAATAAATTCTTTACTATAGGTTTTACTATCTGTTCTCATATATGTAATATAACCTGCTTCATAGAGTGATTGACATAATTTCATGGTTTCTTTTGGAGAATAATGAAGTTCATTACTTGCTTTTTGTTGTAACTTACTTGTAGTGAATGGTTCAGGAGGTTCTTTATCTTTTTTTACAGGTTGAGAACATGTATATACATGTGCATGATTAGATGAATCATCTAAAAAATCAGTCATTTCATCTTCTGAATCAAATTGTTTATTTAAATCAAATGGAATAACGTGATTGGTAAAATATCCTACTGTATTGTAAACCTTTTTATTTCCTTTTTCTTTATTTTGATTAATTTCTTCTTGATTATCATAAATAATTTTTAAAGCTGGGGTTTGACATCTTCCAGCAGATAATGAATTCTTTGATTTTTTGCTAATAAAATTCCAAAGCATGGGAGTGACTTTAAATCCGACAAGTAAATCTAATATTTGTCTAGTTTGTTGTGCATAAACTAAATTCATATTTAATTTTTGTGGATTTTTAATCGCATTTTGTAAAGCTGATTCAGTAATCTCATTAAAAATAATTCGTTTTGTTTTATTTACATCTAGTTGAAAGAGTTCACATATATGCCATGAAATAGCCTCTCCTTCACGATCATCATCGGAAGCCAATATAACTTCACTTGCATTATTAATTTCTTTTTTGATTTTTTCAATTTGTTTTTTTTTGATTTCGTTGTCAATAATAGTAAAAGTTGGTTGAAAATTATTTTCTATATTTATGTTGTTGAGAGAAGAAAGTTCACGTAAATGGCCATAAGAAGCCATCACTTTATAACCCGGACCTAAATATTGTTCTATTTTTTTACATTTTGCAGGAGATTCTACAATAACAAGAGTAGTCGTGGTAAAATATTTTTTTGTCATCTATATATTAAATGCAATATGTGTTTAATATATATTTTTATAAATGAAAATTTATAGCCTTAAAAATTCCAGCCTTAAAATTTCCAGCCTTAAATTTACACACTTAACCTTAATTTTAATTTCTAATTGCAAAAGTAATAATAAGATCATTTCTTTCTTTCACCGTTAACAATCCTAAAAAAATATTTATTTGTGTATCTACTCCTTTTTTTTCCAAATGATAGACATATTTGTCTACCTCTTCATTGGTTTGTAAACAAAGATGTCTCTTGAAAATATGATAAAATTTTTCAACATATCCATACATAGTAGCGTTGTAACCATTTGCATAAGCAGAAATATCATTGATTAACCAGTTTTTATCTTCTTCTGGATCTAAACTTTGTCTCTCTATTATCCAACATTTATGATATAATTCAAATAATACAACTTTTGTTTCATTATAATTTATAATATCATCTAATAAGTTTTTACTTTGTAAATGATAGGTATATGGAATAATTTCTAAAACAATATCTAATGGTAGACGATTTATAAATTTATTCAGATTAAAATTATTCATTTATATAAAAATATTTATATTTGTATTTATATTTGTATTTATATTTGTATTTATATAAAATTACTTGTCATTTAGATTTTTAAATTGTTTCCAACTAATCTGAACTTCAGCCTTTTTAGATTCTTTTACTTCTTCCCTATTTTCATTTAGTTTATCAGCCTTCTTTAATGCACTATCTACATATAATTGTTTTAAAATCGTACCAACAATAAAAGAACCTTCATGTTGATCTAATTCTCCATCTTCAATTTGTTTAAGTACATCTAATAATTTATTTAATATATTAATATCAAGTTCATCCTTTCTTAATTTATTATAAATATCGGTATAATAAGTAAACAAAAAATTACATTCACTAACACTTTCTAAATAAATTTGTTCGTTATCACCACGATATTTAGCCTTAATAAAAATAAGTTTATTGACTTCATTTCTTAGCAATTGACTGTGTTTTAATTCACGTATTATATCCGTATAATTTTCAGTTCCATTTACTTTTATCATATTTTGAAGTTGTAGTCTTTGTTTATCATCCATTATATCCATTATAGTATAATAAGTATTATATTTTTTAAATTAAAATGCAAAAAAAATAAAATATAATTATAGAAATATAATTATAGATATATATTATATAAATGTCATCAAATACAAACAATACAAATGTTCCAGGTTTAAAACTTCCTACACAAAAAGCCATGTTATCAGGTAATCCTAGAGACTCTGCAATTCAATCAAATGCAAATATAAGTCAAAAAAGTGCTAGTTTAAGTGCTGCGGTAGGTGGGTCAAGAATGAGAAAAAGAAGAAAATCTACTACAAAAAGAAATGGTAAAAAAAGAAGAGGTGGTGCGGTTGCTGTTCCACAATTTCAGATGCAATATTCTGATCAAAGTGGACCTGGTGGAAGTCCAAATAATCAAGTTCAACAAAATTCACAAATTAGTACACAACAAGTAGCAAATGCTTCTTATGACTCGGAGGCATTAAGTAAGAAAGGTGGATATAAAAAAAGAAACATTAATAGTCGTAAACTTAACACTCGTAAACTTAACACTCGTAAACTTAGTAGAAGAAGGAAAGGAGGTAATACAAACTCTGATTGGAAATGGGGTTGTTATAGTGGTGGAAAAAAATCAAAAAAAAGAAAAATTTAAATTTAGACAACTTCTATGAAATTCCTATGAGCCATTTTTTGTAATAAATTTCCATAAATCAGTTTTAACGTATTTTCAAAATGTATTTTTTTGGGTTTTTCATATTTTCTTGGATATAATTCTTTTATATCTGGAATTTCCATTACTTTATTAAATAAACTAATATTGTTCCAAAATTGTTCGTATTTTACACAATATATATGATAATTTCTCTCTTTTTTACTAGAATAATTATCAAAGAATTCTTCTAATTTATATAAATCTTGTTTACTATGTAAAACATCATGTAATGCTATGTTTCCATCATTGTCGCACATAATATGTTGTAAATGAGGAGTATTGGGACCTGTAGGTTTTGCAAGTCTACTATAAATAACATATAATGGATTTCTATAAATATAAATTACTTTATATTTTTTTAATTCTGTGTCAGGAATATCAACATCATTAAACCATTCACTATAGACTTCTTGATCAGTATTTTTTTTTCCAACATATTTTAACTTAGATGGAGGGTAACGATCGTGAATATGATAAACATTGCCAAAATTAGATAGATAATTGGTTAAAACAGTAGAACCACATCCTCCATAACTACAAATATAATAGTTCATATTTTTATCATAATAATTTTGTTTATTGGTTAAACGATTATTGTTATTTATTATTTTGTTATTTATTATTTTGTTATTATTTATATTTTTCAAAAAATTAAAAGAATAATTACTCATGATAATATAATTACCATTTTTAAAAAAATATAAATATAAACTTAAAATATCTTAGTTAAAGTATAAAATTTATAATTATATTATATTAATAATATAAGTGAAATGCCTTCTGGAAAAAATTGGATGAATTTTATATATGTAAATTTAGCTTTTGGATTATATATTATAGGTGTATTTTATTTTAGTCAACTTCAAGATATTAAAAATAATTGGGCTACTTATCGTTGTAATCCTATGTACATGTTATTAGCTGATGATGTTGATAAAAATTTCGTCTATTGTATTCAAAATAGCATGTCTAGTTTTATGGGATTTATATTACAACCAATCACGTTTTTAACAAGTTCTATGACTAGTATGTTGTCTGGATTCTTAAATGAAGTTAATATGGTTCGTGCTATGTTTGATAAAATAAGAACACTTATTTCAAGCATTATTGAATCTGTTTTTGGAATCTTTTTAAATTTAGTTATTGAATTTCAAAAAATAATTATCGGTATAAAAGATTTAATAGGAAAAACAATTGGAATTATGGTAACCTTAATGTATATATTGGATGGAAGTATTAAAACAATGAAGAGTGCATGGAATGGACCAGCAGGACAACTTGTAAAAGCATTAGGAAAATGCTTTCATCCAGATACAAAAATAAAATTAAAAAATGGAACAATTGTTTCTATAAAAGATGTAAATTTAGGAGATGTTTTAGAAAATGGTTCTATTGTGAGTGTAACAATGAAGTTAGATAATAAAAATGATCCAGTGCCTTTATATATTATAAGGGGAGCAGGAGTAGATGGATCAGATATTTATGTTACAGGTTCTCATTTAATATTTGATAAAAAGAGTAAAAAATATGTTCCAGTTGAAAAATATGAGAAAGCAATAAAAACTGAAATAATAATTGAATGGTTTAGTTGTCTAATTACAAGTGATAATAAAATAGTAATAGGTTCTGAAACTTTTTGGGATTGGGAAGATGACCATGTTTTAACAAATCAATAGAATTGCAGATAAAAATAAAATATATATTGAAATATTTTGAGATATTTTGAAATAGTTTGAAATCATTATTATCCATTTACTATATATACATGGATATAAATACAGGATTAAAAAATATAGAAAAAATGTACAAAAACTTATCATATCTTGATCAATATGGAGGATCCGTAATGGTATTTTTTTTGATTACCATTATTTTAATTGTTCTTTGTTCCTATTGTTTTGTTATGATAAATATAGCTCCAATTAAAGATGATTGGCAAAATCAACGTTGTAAACCGTACATTATTCCATTTGCTGGTATCATTAATAAACCAGACGGAACATCTATCGGAGACTTTACATCTCAAAATTTTTCCTATTGCACACAAAATATAATGTCAAATATTTCTGGAGTATTTCTTCAACCGATTACATTTGTCACCAATTTAGTTAGTGGAATTTTAGATGATTTGAAAAAATCTATCAACTCTATTCGTGCAATGTTTGACAAAATTAGAACTTTTTTTCAAACTGTGGTAGAAGAAATTATGGGAAGAATTATGAATGTATCTATCAGTTTGCAAAAAATTATTATTAGTACAAAAGATGTCATTGGAAAAATTCAAGGTGCAATGACTGCAGGATTATTTACAACACTTGGTGCATTTTATACACTACAAGCATTAATGGGTGCGATTGCTGAAATGATTATTACTATTTTAATTGTATTGGCAGCTATTGTTATCGGATTATGGGCAGTCCCTGTTACATGGGGAGCTGCTAGTGCAATGACCGCCGTGTTTTTAGCTATTTCTATTCCTATGGCAATTATACTTGCTTTTATGATGAAATATTTAAAAGTAAAACCTGATTTAAGTATTCCCAAAATTAAATGTTTTGATAAATGTACATTACTTGATATGGATGATGGATCACAAAAAAAAATCATTGACGTAAAAGTAGGTGACATATTGATCAATGGAAATAAAGTAACTGGGAAAATAAAAGTTTTAAAAGAAGGATCTGAAATGTATCAATTAAATGGAGTTATTGTTTCAGATTCACATATTGTAAATTATCGTGACAAATGGATCAAAGTTTCTCAACATCCTCATTCAATTAAAATTTCAGGATATGAAGATTCGTTTTTGTATTGTTTGAATACTAGTAATAAAACAATTACTATTAATAATACTATATTTACTGATTGGGATGAAATATATGGTGAAAGTATTGAAATTATAAAACAAAAATGTAACCTAAATAACAATTCTGATATCCATAAATATTTGGATGGTGGGTTTATAGATGATACAAAAATTTTATTAAAAAGTGGTCAAGAGAGAAAAATCAAAAATATTATAGTGGGAGATATTTTAAGCGAAGGAGAGATTGTTTATGGAGTGGTTGAAATAGATGGTGAAAATTTAATTTCACAACACATATATTATTTAGGAAACAATGTTATTGTAGAAGGAGGTCCTAACTTATATCTATATAAAAATGACAATAATAATAATAATTTATTTACAAATAACTTAAATTTAGATAGATATATGAAAGATACAAAAGAAAAAAAGAAAAATATATTATATCATTTATTAACAAATAAAAATACTTTTTGTATTGATAAAATAAAATTTTATGATTATAACTCAAATATTGATTTCTTTTTTTCTAAAAATATTTGAAAATTATTATCTATGAAATATGTATAATATGGATATTTCAATATTAGGACATAAATTAAATGTTGAATTATTAATTTTGATTGGTGTTGTCTATTTAATTTTAGTTGGACACACTGTTTGTGGATGTTCAAGTGTGTCAGGAGTAAAAGAGACTCTTACAAATATCTTTGGTAAACTAGAGGGTTTTGTTGGTGCAAATACAAATTATGGAGAATCTTCGCGTTATAGTTTAAATGTTTCTATGGCACCGATTGATACAGCTTCATGGAGTTTACCAAATATGACAGTTACTCCTGGTCAACCATTAAGTAAAGGTGTAAAAGCTGTTTTAAATCGTCCAACCCAACCAATTCCTTTACCAAACGGTGAATTATCTATGTTTGCCACTACTCCATTTAAACCAGAATGTTGTCCTAACACATATTCTAACAGTAGTGGTTGTGCATGTATGACAACTGGACAATATAATTATTTAGTTACACGTGGTGGAAATAATGTTCCATATTCTGAGTATTAAATAAAAATTATTAAAATACAATTTTGGATTTTTACTAATATAATAATAAAATATACTAATAAAAAATATTAATATATTATATGACAAAAACAATAAGAAATAAAGAAAATAAAAAGAATAAAACAAAAAAAAATGTTAATTATTACCAATTAATTCCAAAAAATTGTCCAATCGGTTTAGAACCATTTGAAGAAAAATTTAGCAAAACGATTCCTATGAAAAAATTAAATTGGACAAATGAGCGTAAAAAAAAAGAGTTTGTGAAAGAACTATTAACTCAATTTTCACCTTCTCATATAACAGCACAAAATGACTTTTATAGTTATATAAATTATTTGTGGTTAAAAAATGTATCCATCACAAAACAACAAGATTATATGGTACAAGTAGATGATTTCAGATTAGCACAAGATAAAGTATATATACAATTAAATGAAATTATTTTAAATTATATTAAATCACATGATGATAAATTATCTAAAGTTTTAAAAAACTTTTATAGTTCTGTAATTAACATGAATAATATTGAAAATAGTAAAAAATTATCCAAAGAAGCTGTTAAAACAGTTGATAATTTAATTAATGAAAAAAATGTATGGAAATTACTTGCTTACTATAATAGTAATGAAATGATATCTTCTGGTGCTCCTTTTGTATTTTCCATGTTTGCTGATAGTAAAGAGTCATCCGTTTTTAGATGTTATATAAATGCATGTGGGTTTAATTTAGTTGACTTAAGTGTTTATTATGATGACGGAAAAGATGTAGATTATAAAAGAAAATACCGAAATGCTTATTTTAAAAATTGTAAAAAAATATTTGATACCTGTTTAGGTCCGAATGACTTAGATGGAAAAGATGTGTATGATGTAGAAGTTGAATTATTTAATGCGTTAGGTTGTACTGATGTTACCACAAAAATGGAAGAACAATATAATAGAGTTTATGCAGAAGATGCACTAAAAAAATATAATTTTGATTGGAAAGAATTTTCAAAAGAATTAGGATTTAAACAAACTCCCAAGTTTTTTATCACGACAAGTTTAAATTATTTAAAATGCGGATCTGATTTAATGATTAAAAATTGGACTTCTAAAAAATGGAGAACGTATTGGATCTTTATATTATTAAAACGAATTGTTAGATTAACCAGAGGATGGGAAAAAATTTTATTTGAATTTTATGGTGAATTTCAAAGAGGGCAAGGAGGACTTAATACAAGTGATGCAGTAAGTGCTTCTCTCTATATGTCCATTCCATTTAATAAATTTTTAACAGAACAATATGTGGCTAAATATGAAAATCCACAAGCTATTAAATATGTTCAAATACTATGTGAGGATTTAAAAATTGTTTTTGAAAGAATTATGATGCGTAATAGTTGGTTATCTCCATCTACCAAAAAATACGCATTAATGAAATTAAAACATTTAAAATTTGTAGTTGGTCATATAAGTAACGAGAGAGAAGATCCATTGTTAGACTATAACACGAATTTATATGATAATATGATGAAGATATTTGACTGGAGACATCAAAAATTCACGGAGTTAGATGGAAAGCCGTTTATAGACATTCCAATGATGGATTGGACGCAATATCCTGTTAAAATGTCAGGAACACAAGCTTACATTGTAAATGCTTCTTATACTCCTTCTAAAAATAGTATTTTTATTAATTTAGGTTATATTCAACAACCATTTGTAGATATGAGTGAAAGAGGAATAGAGTATAACTTGGCACATATTGGTTTTACGATTGCACATGAAATATCCCACGGATTTGATGATTGGGGAAGTCAATATAATTATGAAGGAAATTTATATAACTGGTGGACAGAAAACGATAAAAAAAAATTTAAAGCTATACAACAAGACGTCCTTAAACAATATGAAGAGTTTGCTTTAAGAGATGGAATTGTTTTTGATGCATCTATTGGACTTGGTGAAGATATTGCGGATATTTCAGGAATGTCAATATGTAATGAATATTTGAGAGATTTCCAAGAAAATAATAAAGATTTAATACCAATTTGTCGTCTTTCATTTGAAGTATTTTATACTTATTTTGCATATCAACAAAAACAAAAAATAGGTAAAAAAGCTCTTACAGCACAATTAAAAACAAATCCACATCCACTTGATAAATATCGTTGTAATATTCCATTGACACGTTCTGATGTTTTTAGAGCATTATATGACGTGAAAAAAGGAGATGGAATGTGGTGGCACAATACAAATACTATTTGGTAAAAATCCACTTTTAAAATCCACTTTTACACCTTTTCTCATTTAAAACGCCCTTTTTAAACTTAAATTGAATTAAATAGTATAAAAATATATTTATAATGTTATTATATTCTGGTAATGGAAATTACACAAATTATTAATGAAATTAAAACTGACATAGAATGTAAAATATGTTTTGAAAAGTTTATTAAACTAACAAATAAACAATTTGATAAGTTTTATAAAGATAATGAAGAATTACTACCTGAAACATTTGAAGATGATAATTGTTGTCGTTGTTACAAAGATAGATTTGAGTGCTTAATATGTCAAAATATAATATGTCAAAAGTGTTATTGGAATTTTAAAAATCATAAGTTTAAACCATTAGAGGATTGGGAGGATTATTATGAGGCGTCAGGAAATTTAGATGATGATGGTATGGTAGAAGGTTGTCCTGGAGAAGATTGCCCTATTATATGTCCTTTTTGTAGAACAAAAGATTATAAAATATTTTATGGAAACCAAATACCATACGAATTATTAAATGAAATAAGAAAAGGGTATTTTAAATGAGAAAAGGTGTAAAAAGTGGAGCAAAAAAATTTATTTTTATTTTTATAAAAAAAGATCTTTTATAAAAATATATATACAAAAGATTTATATAGACACGGTTATTTATTTTTAATTTATTTATTACACTTACACATACATGCTGTACAAAGCAGAAATATTATCTTTATCTTTTTTAATCAACTTGTCAATAATTTCTTTTGAAACTGTAAAAGGGAAACTTACTTTTAATGACATATCCTCTTCAAATAAATTCGTATCTGGTTTCATTAGACGATATAAATTTAATTTTGTATAAATAATTTCTAAACATCTTTTTAGATTTCTAACACCATCTTCTTTATTACAATGGTTCTCAATAATATAATGAATCGTTTCATCTGGAATAATAATATCTTCTTTATTGAATTTTACTTGTTCGCGAATTCTAGGTAATAAATAATCATTTCCGATTACCGTCTTTTGTTTTTGATTATAACCTTTTGTTTGAATACGATACATTCTATCTTTTAAAATAGGATTCACTTTGGTCTCATCATTATAACTGAATATAAACAAACATTTACTCAAATCAAAATTAATCTCAGCAAAGTACTTATCGTGAAATTGCGTATTTTGAGATGTATCTGTTAAATGAGTTAATATACCCGCAATTTCTTCACCGCGAGGGGTATCACTAATTTTATCAAGTTCATCAAAATAAATTACTGGATTCATACATTTACTATCAATTAATATTTGAACGATTTTCCCCCATGTACTTCCTTCGTAAGTGTACGAATGACCTTCTAAGAAACTACTATCCGTTGCTCCACCAAGTGCAATAAATGCAAAAGGTCTATTTAAAATTTTACTAATTCCTTCTTTCACAAGACTAGTTTTTCCAGTTCCTGGTGGACCGTGAATAGCAATGGCACTTCCAATGGATTTTGGATTTGTAATAAATTGACCTAACATTTGCATGATTTGCATTTTTGCATCATTTAAACCATAAACGGCGGAATCTAAAGTATTTTTGGCTTCTTCCATAAATTCATGACATTTATCAACTCCATTATCAATATTGATGGATAAATTTTGATAGACATTGAAAGGAATACGCATAAAGGTATCCACCCAATTTTTAATCTTATAAAATTCTCCACTTCCTGGTTCCATATATCGCAATGAATTAATTTTTTTCATAGCAGCACCTTTGAAAAGTGTTGGCATATCTGACTCTAAAAGAGTCATTCGGTATGGTTTCTCAATTCGTGTTATTTTATTAATCTCTCTTAACTCTTTAATAATCTTTTTTTGTTCTGTAATTTCTAGTTTTTCATAAAAAGCAAAATCATTCATTGTATTTTTATCTTTGACAATTTTTTTAAAAATGCGTAGATTTCTTTCTTTGTATTTTTTCATTTTCTTTTCTTCTTTTATTTTTGTTTTTTTAATATCTTCTTCATAGATTTCAGCATATTTTTGAATTGTTTTATTACCTTTGTTTTTTTCAAAAAATTCTTTTAATTTTAAGATAGCATCATCTTCTTTTATTTCATTATTTGCTTCACTATCTTCTAATTCTAATTTTGATTTTTCTTTCTTTTTATCTTTTGATTTATTTTTTTCTTTTTTATTTTCTACTACTTTATTTTTTGTAGTATTTTTCTTTTTTTTATCTAATTTTACATCTTCTTCTGAAGAATCGGACGAAGAAATAGAAGCATCTTCATCTTCTGTATCAAATTCATCATCTTCATCTTCATCAGAATAATCATCGTCATATTCATCTGTATAATCTTCATCTTCATCATCTCCAAGACCTATGGTAAAAATAATATTATACTTATTTGATTTTTTACTTGCAACAATTTCTTCTTCAGATTCTTCCTCCTCCTCTTCTTCATAATCAGAATCATCTTCAGAGTCTTCATATTCTGATTCATCTACCTCTTCTTCTTCACTATCCAATTCTACTACACGTTTATTAGTTTTTTTACTCTTTTTATTTGTCTTTTTATTATTACTTTTTTTTTTCACATATTTTTCTTCTTCTTCCTCATCTGTTTCCCATTCTTCTTCCTCTTCTTCATGATGTTTTGTTTTTTTATTTGATTTATTATTTTTTTTATTTACTTGTTTTATAATTTCTTTTTTAAGATTTTCACCTGCTTCAATTTTTTTGTTTAGACTTTTAGATGGAAATAACTCTGATAAAATTTTACGATACTCATGAACATCTAATTCATCACTTTCACTTTCATTTTCACTTTCATAATTACTATCACTATCAGAGTCTATCATTTTTTTCTTTTTAAGTGAAGCCTCTGTAGTATCCTTTTTACCCTTTTTCATTTGTTCCTTCTTTGAAATTTTATTTTGATTATCTCTTGTCATTTTCTTTTAATATATTATTGTATAATTATTTTAAATTGTAATCAATTTTATTATTTTATAAAAAATAAAAGAAATAAAAATAAATTAATAAAAAGAAATATGTAAAATAGATATAAAAAAATATTTGAATAGATAATATATTTAAAAATAAAATTGATTAATTTAAAACAATCTAAAATCTATCTATTATATAATAGAAGAGATGTCTAAACACGAAAGTATTCATACTATGAACAACTGTTCAAAAGTAATTGGAATTCAATTTAGTATCATGTCTCCAGAAGAAATAAGAAAAGGTTCAGTTGCTGAAATAACAAGTAGAGATACTTATATTAACAATAAACCTGTGATCGGTGGTCTCTTTGATCCAAGAATGGGTGTTTTAGAACCTGGATTAATTTGTCCTACCGATGGTCTGGATTACATGAAAACTCCAGGATACGCCGGTCATATTGAGTTAGCAAGACCTGTGTTTTATATTCAGTATTTGAGTACCACTTTAAAGTGTCTAAGATGTGTATGTTTTAAATGTAGTAAACTTTTAATTAGTAAAGAAAAATATAAAAAAGTATTAAATCTACCAACCGATGCAAGATGGAAATATGTGTTTTCATTAGCAAGTAAAGTGAAACGTTGTGGTGAGGATACGGAGGATGGTTGCGGTTGTTTGCAGCCAAATAAGATTCGTAAAGAAGGGCTTGCTACCATATTTGCAGAATGGAAAAATGAAGATAGTGAATCAGAACCTATTATTATCAAAGTTACACCTGAAATCGTTTTAAAAATATTTAAAAGAATATCGGATGAAGATGTAACATTTATGGGTTTTAGTCCTATTTGGTCAAGACCTGACTGGATGGTGTGTCAAGTCATGTCGGTTCCTCCACCTGCTGTAAGACCTTCTGTGAAACATGATGCACAACAGAGATCCGAAGATGATTTAAGTCATATATTAGTAAATATTATTAAAACAAATAAAACACTTCAAGAAAAAATTCAAAATAATGCACCAGCAAACGTGATTGATGATTGGACAACGGTATTACAATATTATGTTGCAACCCAAGTGGATAATAAGATTCCTGGTGTGGCTTCCGTAGCACAACGTTCTGGAAGACCATTGAAGTCTATTAAAGATCGTTTGAATGGAAAAGGTGGACGTATGAGAGGTAATTTAATGGCAAAACGTGTTGATTTTAGTGCTCGTTCTGTTATTACTGCGGATCCAAATATATCCATCAAAGAACTTGGAATTCCTATGAAAATTGCGAAAAATATTACCAAACCAGTGACAGTTAATAAAATAAATAAAGCATATCTTACAAAATTAGTGCAAAATGGTCCTGATGTGTGGCCTGGAGCAAAAATGTTGGAAAAATCTAATGGTGAATCTATCACTTTACGATATTACATGGATCGTAATTCCATTGTTTTAGAAGAAGGTGATATTGTTCATAGACATATGATGGATGGAGATGCTATTTTATTTAATAGACAACCTACACTTCATAGAATGAGTATGATGTGTCATATTGCAAAAATTATGAAACGTGGAGATACATTCAGAATGAATGTTGCCGACACAAAACCATACAATGCTGATTTCGATAAACTCTCTGTCGAAAACATGGGGCGTTAAAAACGTGTTACCCCATAGTCAAATGATTCAGAAAAAAGTAAAAAAGAAGCAATTGAATTTATAGAAAATTTAAAGAATCATTTGGCGAAACACCTTGTTGCGGGGAGTCCCTTAGAGCCTATCTAGTCTAATAAACTAGAGAACCACTACTAAATCTATGATGGAAACACATAGATGGCCGAGATAGAACTCGGGTATAGTAATAATGTGGAGGATTGGGTAATCCGCAGTGTTACTTCCTAATGTCGTTTGGTAGACTACGGAAGGCATTCAGAGACTGAACGGGTGTTGGTGAGCGATGAAGGATTAGCCATCCAGAGCTTGCTTAAGATACAGTCCGACCCTCTTGGAAACATTAGGGATATCGTCGGGAGACGAAATGAATTTACATATGCCACAAGACCCAGAATCTGAAGCCGAATTAAGAAATTTAGCAGCGGTTCCTTTTCAGATTGTAAGTCCGGCAAATAATTCATCTATTATTGGTATTTATCAGGATTCTATGCTTGGTTGCTATCAATTTTCCAGAGAAGGCATTTATTTCTCACCGAGAGATGCAATGAATATATTAATGATGTTTAATGGAATCAATGAGCACGAATTATTAAAACATTCAAAAAAAGAAAAAGGAATTTCCAGTTTTGACATTTTATCACAAATTATGTATCCTTTAACTATGAAATACAAAACAAAAGCCTTTAAGGACGATAAAGATGACATGAAAACTTCTAATAATGTCATTGAAATTCAAAATGGAAAATATATTCGTGGACAAATGGATAAAAGTGTACTAGGAGCAGGATCCAAAGGTCTTCTTCACAGAATATGCAATGATTTTGGAAATATGGCATCTGCAAAATTTATTGATGATTTACAAAATGTGGTTACTGAATATATGAAATCAACCGCATTTAGTGTTGGAATAAGTGACTTAATTTCAAATGAAAAAACAAATGAAGATATTATTAAAGTTATTACGCAGAAAAAAACAGAAGTTAAAAACTTGATTGAACAAACCCAAATTGGTATCTTTGAAAACAAAACAGGAAAATCAAATAATGAAGAATTTGAGACACAAGTAAATAATATTTTGAATCAAGCAACCTCTGAATCAGGAAAAATTGGTTTAAAAAGTTTAAGTAAAGATAACAGATTTGTAACCATGGTGAATGCAGGATCAAAAGGTTCAGACTTGAATATTTCATTTATGATTTCATGTTTAGGGCAACAAAACGTGGATGGTAAACGTATTCCTTATGGGTTTGAACACAGAACATTACCGCATTATACAAAATATGATGACTCGCCTGTTGCAAGAGGATTTGTTGAAAGTTCTTATATTAATGGTTTATCACCTCAAGAACTCTTCTTCCATGCTATGGGTGGTCGTGTTGGTTTAATAGATACTGCGGTAAAAACTTCGACTACAGGGTATATTCAGAGACGATTAATTAAAGGTTTGGAAGATTTAATGGTGAATTATGATATGACCGTAAGAACCAACAAAAATAAAATTGTCCAATTTGTTTATGGAGATGATAATATTGACACGACAAAAGTGGAAAATCAAGTGATTCCTATTGTCACTATGAGTAGTCAAGATATTTATGCACATTTTATTTTGCCAGATGAAAAAGGAAATATAAAAACATTAAATAATATATTTTTGAAAAATGTCATTACAAGATATAAAAAACAACATCCAGATATGTTTAAATATTGTGATAAATATACACAAATGATGATCCAAGGAAGAGAAAAAATAATTAAAAAAGTTTTTAAAAATAAAAGTGATGTAGTGGTGAACTGTCCAGTAGCATTTTCATACATTATTAGTAATATTCAAGGTCAAGCCAATATTACTTTGGTGTCATTGGTAGATATTACTCCTGTAGAGGCATTTAAAATGATTGAACAATGTTATGAAAATCTTGAAAAAATACATTATTCACCTCCAACTGATTTATTCAAAATATTATATTATTATTATTTATCTCCAAAAGATTTACTTATTGTNAAGCGATTTAATAAAAATGCTCTAACTTTACTTCTAGATACAATAACTATTAATTATAAAAGAGCGATTGTTGCACCCGGAGAAATGGTTGGTATCATTTCTGGTCAAAGTATTGGTGAAGTATCTACACAAATGACACTGAATAGTGTAACATATGAAACAGAAATTATTGTAAGAAATAAGGAACATAAAATTTCCAAAGTTCAAATTGGGGAATTTATTGAAAAGAAAATCCAACAAGCTAAGAAGTTTGAATATTATAAAGAGAAAGATACAACTTATGCAGAAGTAGAAGAATATTATGAAATTCCTTCATGTGATGAAGATGGAAATGTATTATGGAAACGCATTGAAGCCGTAACAAAACATCCCGTGATTAATAAAGATGGATCTAATACAATGTTGAAAATAACAACAAAAGAAGAACGTGAAGTGATTGCAACAAAGGCCAAATCCTTTTTAAAATTAGTAAATGGAAAAATTATTCCTGTAGAAGGAGATAGTTTAAAAGTAGGAGACTATTTACCAGTATCTACAAAAAAGATTGATTTTGAAGAAACCCAAGAATTAGATTTAAGAACTATTTTACCACCAACCGAATATATTTATTCAAGTGAAGTAGAAAAAGCAAAGGAAATAATGGAACGTAAAGAAAACGCATGGTGGTCAAAACATCAAGGAAAATCATTTGTTCTTCCTTATTCGCGTAGTGATAGTTTTGTTGCCAAAGTAAACGATAAATTACGAAATGGATGCAAGTCAAAAACCTATTTCACATCAGATTGTATTTATATGAAACAAACAAATATGAATCAATATACCATTCCTGAGAAAATTCCACTTGATTATAATTTTGGTTATTTACTTGGTGCTTATGCAGCAGAAGGTTCTATGACAAAATTTCAAGTTTCCATTGCCAATAATGATTCAGAATATTTTGGACCAATTTTAGAATTATGTAAACAATGGAATATTACAACGAAAATTTATAAAAATGAAAATAAAAATCAAGAAGGTTGGACTAGTCAAGATTTACGTATTTACAATACAATTTTATGTCGTTTATTAGAAAATTTATGTGGAAAATTAAGTCATGGAAAATTTGTTTCGGATAAAATCGTGTTTTCAAATCGTGAATGTTTATTAGGATTTCTTGATGCGTATATTGGAGGTGATGGTTTTATTGATAAAAAATCAAAAACCATTAAAATTTCTTCAGTTTCTAAATCGCTTATGATTGATGTTCAACAAATATTAAATATATTAGACATATATAGTTTTATTAGTAAACCAAAAAAGGTTGAAACTAATAACCGTGGTAGTAAAGATATTAAACAATTATATGTTTTGTCAATAACTGGTTCACAGTTACATGATTTATCCAAAATGTTAAGTATTAAAATTTCTTACAAACAAGATAATTTAATTGATTTATTAAAACATAATTATCAATATGATATACATAGAAATGCAACAATTATTCCTAATGAGATTGATGGAGAAATTATATTAGAAGAAAGAAAAATGGATACGTATAAAGGTGTGATTTTTGATAAAATAAAATCAATTGAAGAAGTTCCAAATACAACTAATTATGCATTTGATTTAACAATTGAAGACACACGAACTTTTAACATCTATAATGGTCTCGCGCTCGAGGACACTTTCCATTTCGCCGGTGTAGCTTCTAAGTCAAATGTTACACGTGGTGTGCCTAGAATTGAAGAGATATTAACTTTATCTAGTGAACCTAAAAATCCATCTTTAACTATTTACTTGAAAGAAGAAGATGAAACACAAAAAGATAAAGCGAATTCAATTATGTATATGTTGGAACACACGAAATTAGAGGAAATTGTAAAATCAACTGAAATTTGTTTTGATCCAGATGACTTGAATACATTAATAGGTGAAGACAAAGACACGATTGAACAATATCGCGCATTTGAAAATATGATGGTAGAATGTTCCGAACAATCTTTGACGAATGACGAAAATGAAAAATCCAAATGGATTCTAAGAATGGTAATGGATCCTGAAGTAATGTTGGAAAAAAATATAACCATGGATGATGTTAATTTTACATTAAAAAATTCTTATGAAAACCAAATTTCATGTGTTTATTCCGATTATAATTCAGATAAATTAGTATTCCGTATTCGCATGAATGAAGTAATTAAGAGCGGGTCTAGTAGAGGTGGACAAAAAAAGACTAAGGTGAATCCTCTTGACCAGTCAGATCAAATCTATTTACTGAAAAATTTTCAAGATCAGTTGTTACAAAATATTGTTTTAAGAGGAATTAAAGGAATCAACAAAGTGATTTTACGAAAAATTAAAGATAATATGGTGGAAAGTAATGGAATTTATAAAAAACAAGATATCTGGGTACTAGATACCATTGGAACTAATTTATTAGATGTTCTTGGCTTGGACTTTATTGATAATACAAGAACATTTAGTAATGATATTGTAGAAATATATAATACTTTAGGAATTGAAGCTGCTAGACAATCTATCTATAATGAATTGGTAGATGTCATTGAATTTGATGGAACTTACATTAATTATCATAATTTCAGTGTTTTGGTAGATAGAATGACATACACTTATAAGATGATTTCTATTTTTAGACACGGAATCAATAACGATAATATTGGACCAATTGCCAAAGCATCGTTTGAAGAAACTCCTGAAATGTTTTTGAAAGCTGCAAGGCATGCTGAGTTGGATACATTTAGAGGTGTATCAGCCAATGTAATGTGTGGTCAAGAAGGTTTCTTTGGAACAAGTGCGTTTCAGATTGTTTTAGATATTGAAGAATTGGAAAAAATGCAAGAAAGTAGTGAATATAAACCAATAAATGTTGAAAACGAAATAGAAAAATTCTTTGAAACGATTGATGATCCACAAGATCCATGTGGAATTAAAAAATTGACCGTTCAAAATAATGTGATCAGTATTAAACCAGAGGACATGGGTACAGATAATAATTACAATCCAGGATTTTAAGTATCTTTAATAAAGAATTATTTAGTTGTTATAAATATTAGATAGATTCAAAACATATATTATTTAGTAATTTAAA